GAGTCATGTCATGCTCGGGTGAATAGCCTTGGGCGGCGGCTTTATTTTTTACGCCTTTAATACAATCTCTAACACTAAGACGGCCAATACCTACCTGCTGGCCGATCTTCGTATAACCCAAGCCCTGCTCGTGAAGCTCCACGATTTGTCGTTGTCTGTCGGTAGTACAATACTCAAGTAATGACATCATCTCCCCCCGGATAGACGTTAGTTGCGCCTCCCGAATGGCACGTTGATCGAGTATTTTTCGACAAGTAGTCTACTCAAGACCTCATAAATTTCGTTGACCTCCACGGGATTAATCTTTCTGGTGGACTCAACGCCTGTTACAGCCTTTTGAATTGGTCGCCACATATAGTCCTTAATCAGGTACATAGTGGGGTCAATGGGTACGCCTTCTTTAATGACGGTCTTCATGTCCATACCATGAGCCGCCATAACACTGGCGACTTCTCTACAGTAAGCGTGAATAGCGTCGTTCTGCTTTCCGGTACGAGTGACAGGGATAATCTCGTAGATGTTCCCCTTGTCTTGGTTAGCCCGAATGTATTCACAAAACTGATCGGCTTGGAATTTGTTGTTGACGAACCATCGTTCGCTCACGAGCTGTACCTCTTCTCCATAAATTTACGCCAAAGCCATTCGATGGGGTGTAAATCAGGGATGTCCACAACTTCACGTTCACCATAGCCAAAGTCTTTTCTGTACGCCTTCCACTCAAACTCTTTACGGCTCATGCACCCATTAATCTTCAACACGTCCTCGTCATCAGTAGCACCAACAAGAACCGCCACATCCGACTGAAACTTTTTCATACTGTCAAAAACCAAAGGCCCATCAATTCGGTTGGTCACCTTCACGTCTATCGACACATCACCAAACCACAAATCAACGCCGCCATCCGTTAAGACATTCACGACAGGTGGGTCAAGACAAAGCACTCGAGCAACAGCAAACTCAGCCTTAAATCCTAAAATATTAGCGTCAGTCCTTGATTGCTTTTCGTTTTCTAGCCGAGGTGGGAAGCCCTGCATTTCACAGAGCTTTACGGTATCAGCACCCATTAGTTTAGAGTCATGCAAGTCTCGCTTGCTTAGCCTAACTAACATGAGTCACCCGCTCGCCTTCAAAGGTGACGTACTGCCCATACTTCTGGAGGCAGTAGGCTCGGAACTTTTCTGAGTTGAGGTAATCATGGGTGCAATCGTCTTCAAAGGTCCAAGACTTCAAGCCGATTTTACCAGAAGTTGTCTGCATTTTCTCGGCAAATGGAGACACCCCTCGCTCTTGCTGGGATGCTCGACTCAACCACGACTGTGCAAAGCGCTTACCATCCTTCTTACGTTTCTTTGGATTAGCGTCACACCATGCCGCCATTGCACTCAGCTCGGCAAAGATATCTACCTTCGGAAAAGCATTCTGCCAAAAGATGATTTGCTCATCGTCGGGTTCGTAGTAAGTACCGTCATTAAGAATGATCATCGAAGATACCCCTTGTCTTTGTAAAAAAACTTATCCATAAAAGCATGGATAGTGCGATCTGGAGGGAACACGCCGGGGAACTTACGCCCATCGTCTAGCATCTCAAAAACCCTGTAAAAACTACCCTCGTATCTTTGTTCTAGCCTCTCCGCCGCATCCTGCGCCATCTCAAGCTCTAAGAACATTCCATCCATCATGCCTGTTCGCATATCGACTATTAAATACTTATTCATAATCCACACTTCCCTTTTAATGCCGGAGCAAGCTCCGACAAATCAGTTAATTAGTAATGACGAGCTTTGATTACTGTATCGAATCTTGACATCTATCCGCTTGACCAGCTCTCGGCCTGCGGGGCGCATCATGGAGAGGGTCAACTCCGTCTCCGACGTTCTTAGGTTCGTCGGCCTAACGCCCAGTAATCTCTGACAAAAAAGTAGATGAGGGAGGATACGAATGGGTATTGTAGTGTATAATCCATTCATCTTCTTCGTTGACCCCTTGAAGATATCACGTAGTCCCTCCCTTGGACAAGTGACATGGCCCCAGTGATGGGGCCTTTTTTTTGCCTATCTGTATGGCAGTTCAAGAAACGACTCAAAGTCCATCTTAAAGTAATCAGCTAACCTGACTATCTTCGTTAGGGTTGAGTCCTCGCTGTTGCGCCACCGTTGCACTGTCATCTCTGACACGTCGAAGTCTTTCGCCATCTGGCGGTTAGACACACTGCATTGCTTCTGCGCGGCGCGAATAGATTGCCCGATGTCAAAATGGAATGTCATCGAACTGCTCGGTTGGGGTTGCGACGGCTTGTCTGGCTTGCTGAACGCCATCCGCATGAACTTTTGCCGGGTCTGGCTCCCATGTGTCGAGCTTGGCATAAATCTTATCTCCGCTTTTTGCTTTAAGAACTTGAAGGTTCACCCAGTCGCCCGACTGAGCGTTTAAGAAGGGAATCATTTCCGACTTCTTGATTGACAGATTACACACCACAAAATCTGGTGCGTTCTCTTTACGCTTGCAGATCAATCCATCCGCGAACACTGTTTCCTTACTCATGCTGTCTCTCCCAAGATTAGCTTACGTGCTTCGTTAAACTCATTTGATTTGAGATCACTACGCTCGGCAGTTGTGAAGATGCCGCCCTTACTAGGTGCAACCCACAATGCTTTCTTGTCGTCGTTACTGATCTCGCCCCATGCTTCTGCTACAGCCTCCCATGCCTTCAATGCGAGGTGTTCTTTGATGAAGTACACAGACGCATAGTTGCGCTGTAGTGCTTCGTTGTGAGCCATGATTGGCCCGGTGTCTTGTTGCTGTTGGATAGCGTTGGCAACCTCATCGGCAGACGCATACTCAGTACCGCCAAAGCCTAGAGCTGATAGACAGCGACCAATAGCCGAGGTCTCTGCGTTCTCTAGCGCACTGGTTGCATTGATCTTGCTGGCGGCACGTACCTCTTCTGAGTAGCCAGTAGCCAACAGACGACCATCGTTATCCAAGATGCTGGCCTTCATAATGACCAGTACATCATTGGCCTCGACCAGATCAGTCGAGATTGTATAATCGGGATGAGCCGCCCTAAACTCTGCGACCCGAAGTGCCACGGTCTTATATTCTTTACCGTGGATTTTTACGACACCATTCATGCTACTTCTCCTGCGACACTCGCCGCGTCCATCATTTGAATTAATTCATAACCACGGGCAAACCCTGCCTCGTAGTCCTGATCGGGTATATGGCGCTTGCCCCAATCATGGGCCATGCCATCTTCGAAACCACACCTGTACGCCCGGACCTTGGGGTCCATGTGCTGGCGTAATCCCTTGCTCAACACTTCTTCGGTATCAAAAGTCACTGTCACGTACCCCCAGATCAAGTGCCGTCTCAGGCTTGATATCCATTTCATAAGCGTACTTTGACTGCTCATCCGAAATGGCCTCAATGGTCATCGGCTTGGCGTAGTTCCAAAGCATTGTGCGGAGTTTGTTAACGACATCAGCAGGGTCCATCTGGTCGTTGAAAATCATGTCAACAAATTCCAGTTCAGATCCGGTTTGGTGTGCGGCGGTAGGTGCAAGCTCGGATGAGTCGCGTTCGACTTGACGCATTAAGTCACGGCGAATGTCCATGTCCTCAATGTAGTCAACATTCTCTTCCCAGCTAGGGAAGTTAGTAGCGATTTCGTAGAAATCAAATTCTGACATTTTGCTTCTCCCTTGGTTAGTTCCACATGGAACACCAAACACTTTACGTTATGTTTTAGGAGAATGCAAACAGTTTATGTTTATGAATAAGTCCACATGACCGGAGTGGTCTTTCGATTGTCAACGTGTACGAAGGTTCTAGCAACACCGATAGAGAACCCCATATTGATTGCCTCATGCACGATGTTCATACGCTCAAAGCCGTTAGACACAGCGATGTCAGCCGCGAGACCTTGGCAATGATAGCCTGTACCGGGTTCGGCTTTACGCGCTTCAGAAGGGTGGGTTGCATCCCTGTAGCCAGAAGTAATGCGAAACGGGAATCCTACCTTTTCACGCAACTCATCGAGCTTTACTAGAAACTCATGGTCCATCTCGTTGCGATTCGTGTGGGTACAGTTGAACTCTTCGAGTCTGAAAAACTTGTAGGTCATTGCTTTGCGACGTTCTTAGTTTTTTCTACGGTACGCATACCACCAAGCCCCAGCATCCCTAACAGGACAGGCATCATCTCGCTAACGTCCAGTGACGGGACAAGCAAGGGGTTCTCAGTTATAGAAAGAAACAAGTTAGTAAGAGGAATAACAAGAAAGTTGACGCCAAAACCGAGAACACATACCCAACCGGTGGCCGGACGCCAGCCGCCGATAAATACGCTACCGCTTTGGCTTTCAGCTCTGTTAACTTCGATTTGAGATTTTGCAATTTCATGTGCTTGCCTCTCAGCTAGGGTTGCGATCTCGTGGGCTAACTTAGCCTTCTGATCTTTGTCTTCTACAAACTTATCGAGTAGCCCAGTAACAGGACCTATGAGGTGTTCAATCATCGGATGAACTCTATGACGCCGATGACTAACGGGATGACGGTCATAATAACTATGAGCTGGCGGTTCATTGCGGCATCTAGCTTATCAAAGCGAACGTTATGTTCATCAAGCTGGCGCTGGATGTTCTCGTATCTGATCAGGCACTCTTTCTCGTGCGCCTCTAGTTTAATCAGTGCTTCCTGTGCCACATCCATCTCATTTACCGCCCTTATCAACAATTAACCAAATCAAAAATACAATGGGTATGACTCCGATTATACCAAGAATTCCTGCCAGTATTTTTTCTTTCAGTCTCTTTTGGTTGTAGATCGTCAGCTCACGTTCCCGGCTGATAGTCTTTTGTAGCTGTCTGAACTCCTCTAGACCATCATCGCCATAGGTATACTTGATTAGCAAAACGATCTCGCGCCTTTGCGCTCTTAGCTTTTGCTGTCTGGCAAAGCGTTCTAAGGCTTCAGCCTGTACACTCTTAGCGAATACCACCTTGCGGAAGGGCGACGGATCTTTCTTGTCGCACTCCATCGCGTCACTGTAATGCCCCCACCAAACGCCGATTTGAGATAGCGTGTCTTCAGCGGATCTACCGGCTTCGACCATGCCTCTAACCATGGCATAGGCTTTGGCACATCCAGCGGCGGCAGTGACCGGATCAATCATTACTTCCTTGCAGTCTTAGCCGCATCTTTGAACGCTTTAGCAGTTGGCGCGCCCTTAGCACCGGGCTTACGCATACGCTCACCAGAGCCAGACGCAATACGCTCTCGCTTCTTTTGTATGTTGTAGTACAAACCTTTCTTTGGCTTTCTCATGCCCACTTTTCCTTGTTTGCCCAGTAAGCCGCAGACATTTTGCCCTTGGCTATGTTCTTAGCATGACGCGCTTTGAATGACTTCCTGCGCTTACGTGCCGCTTCAGACTCGCCCTCTCTAGCCGGGGAGCCAGATACACCTTGCTGTCCAAAGCGTATAGTTCTAACCTGATCACCCTCTTTCGCGACAACGACGTGCGATTTCTTTGGGTGCTTAGGTGTTCTCTTTGGCTTGTTGTATCCCGATACACCTATCCTGTCTAACAGGGATTCGCTCACAACCAAACTCTCATAGGTGTCTCAGGTGTAACCCCGTGTGTCTCGTCCAGCGCCTCTACAGTCTCACGCACAGCATCTCCCACGAGACGGATGTTAACGTGCCAGCCTGCCATTGGTGCCATCTCAGGGTACTCGTTACCCTCGTCGTCAGTCAGCATAGTGCCTGTAGGCTCGTGTAGCGTCCCTACGACGTCGATAGCGTAGTCATGGCTATGAGTCACCATGTAGGGATCACCGTCCTCTACCTGCGTTTCTACGCCTTCCTCGTCCACGTTAGT